ATGTCAGACATACACGAGCCCAACACATCAAAGATACATGATAGGATAAATGCTATCAATAGATTTGTAGATGCAGGCTATGATGTACATGTCAACTTTAGTCCTGTCATAGTATATGACGGATGGCTAGATGACTACGCTCAACTATTCAAGGACCTAGATGATGTTGTGTTACATAAAGATAAAGTGCTAGCGGAAGTTATCTTCCTTACACATAACTTTAAGAAACACAAAGTCAACTTACAGAGGCACCCAAATGCTGAAGTAACGCTGTGGACACCGGATATACAAGAGATTAAGAAGTCACAATATGGTGGCGAGAACCTGAGATATAAACTTAAATTCAAGGGTAAGTTTATACAGCAGTTTAAAGAATTGCACGGGAGTATTATTCCTTGGAACACTATTAGATATATATTTTAATTATGGAACTACCAAAAACTGTGGTAAAGGCGAGCCGTAAATCGCCTAAGAACATGATAATCTATGGCCCACCTAAGATAGGTAAGACTACAGTATTATCACAATTGAAAGACTGTTTGATTATTGACTTGGAGGATGGCTCCGATATGGTTGACGCCCTAAAAGTTAAAGTTAACAGTTTGAAAGAACTTGGAGATGTTGGTAAAGCAATCATCAAAGAGGGAAGACCGTACAAATACATTGCTATTGACACTATCTCAAAGCTTGAGGAATGGTGTGAAGCTGATGCAAAGGTATTGTACATGCAGACTCCTATGGGTAAAAGCTTTGAGCAGAAGAACCCTGGCGCGTCAGTACTATCATTGCCTAACGGCGCTGGCTACTTATACTTACGTATAGCCTACAAGAAATGGATAGACAGACTGAACAAGCTAGCGGATCACATAATCTTAGTTGGTCACCTAAAGGACAAGATGCTTGAGAAGAAAGGCAAAGAGGTTGCTGTAAAGGACCTTGACTTGACTGGTAAGATCAAGCAGATTACTTGTGCTAACGCTGATGCTGTTGGTTATATTTACAGAGAAGATGATACCACTATGGTTTCATTTAATTCTTTGGATGATATTACTGCCGGTTCACGTTGTCACCACTTAAAGGGAGAGACCATGCCCTTAGACTGGTCTAAAATATTTATTGATTAACCGTTTAATATTTAAACAAATGATTGAAGCACGCACAAACAACCCTGGCGAGGACACGCAGAAAAACCAAACACCAGAAACTATAACCGTGACTATGATTCTAGAAGATCTAGATAATGGTATTGATCGTAATGGTATCAAAGACAAGTACGGCTTACAGAGTTGGGAAGTAAAACAAATGTTTGAACACCCAACATTGAAAGGCAAGAAAGCAAGGAAGGTAAGAAAACTTTCTTTTAACTTTGTAGATGATACTACACCAGATCCTAACCAGACTAGTATTGATGTAGAAGCTTCAGATGTAGATGTACATACGGAAGCGTCTATGATTGTAGAGGCTACTCCTGAGCTAAGTCATCTTAATGACTTTGAACAAGAGGATGACACGGACAGTTTTGATTATTAATTATTAAATTTATTATTTATGGCTATTAAAAGCAATGACAGTAATGTCGAAGTAGCAGGTGGAGGAGTAAAACTATACTCTGGCCTTGCAAATTTTAATGTAATTGCAGTTAACCCTACTATGGCGGAACTGCATGAACTAGGAATCATGGTAAAACAAGATCCTAACTATTATGTAGAACTTAGCGGTATTGAATACTTTAAGCTTACATTCTGGATTAAGAATGATGACCTTACTACAAGGTTTGACATCTTGATGAATGGTAATGAGCGTGTATCTCAGTCTGGTAAGCACCAATGGCTAAATGCTGTGGGTCAGTCTACATGGTCAGAGGGTGAACCTGAGTACGATTGGTACAAGAAAGAAGGTTTACGTAAAGCCTTAGTTGGCGAAGAAACTCTTATCAACTTTGTTAAGCAGTGGGCTAACGTTGCTAATGGTGACGAAGTTTACTTTGATAGTATAGCAAAAATTGTTAAAGGCGATGTAGCTGAAGTTAAGGCTTTGGTTGGATTACTAGCAAGCAATCAAGTTAGACTATTGATCGGCGTTAAAGATGGTAAGTATCAAACTGTGTACACAAAAGTATTTGGCCGTGTAAAGCCACAGCGTGATGACATCTTTGCTAAGAATCTTAACGACGAGTACGGCTCGTTCAATGCTGAATTTGACACTACTTTAGGGTGGGGTTTATTTAGTCCTGAACTAGCAGTAGTAGCTCCAGATAAGGAAGATGCCACGGTATCAGAAGAAGACGACTGGGTGTAACCTTGTAGTCTTTTGGCCAAGTTAAATATGGGGAGTGTAAAAGCTCCCCATTTTTTATATAAATTAGCAAACTTATGATTAAGAGCAGAAACAGTGAAATTCACCTATCGAAAGAGATGGTGCTGAGCAGGATAACAGAGATAGATATATTCTCATATTACTGCAGTCCTTTCCAGGATCTTGGCGTACCGTTTTGTAGTGATCTGCGTGAAGACAATAGTCCATCTGTGTCTATTGTACTTTGGAAAGGCAGGTTATTATACAAAGACTTTGGTCACCCTGAGCATACCTTTGACTGTTTCTCATATGTATCTTGTAAGTATAATTGTAATTTCTTTGAAGCCTTGCGCATCATTGATAATGATTTTAGATTGGGACTAGCTTACATAAATAGTGCGGCAGAGTTTACAAAAGGTTATATGGCATTTAGATCTTCTAAAGCTGTAAAGCCTAAACCTGTTGTTATTATTAGAAAGAGAGCTAGGGCTTGGATGAAGAAAGACGCAGAGTTTTGGTCAAAGTATTTGATTAGTAAAAAAACTTTATGTACTTTTGGAGTTCGCCCTATCACACACTATTGGATTAACACTAATAGATTTAGTTGTGACTTAAGCTATGCTTATAAAATGGGAACTAAATTTAAAATCTATTCACCTTATGATGAAATTAAATGGATTAGTAACACTACTAAGCAACATATACAAGGATATAATCAATTACCTAAAGAAGGAGATCTCTGTATTATTACATCAAGTCTCAAAGATGTTATGTGCTTGTTCGAAATGGGTATCCCCGCAATCGCCTTGCAATCAGAAATGCAAATGCCCGAAGCCAAGACGATCAAAGAGCTCCAAGAAAGGTTCAAAAAAGTAGTACTATTCTATGACAATGATTTTACAAATCCTGGTAACCCTGGTCAGACTATGGCTGCTAAGATCTGTAAAAAGTATTATCCTATGAGTAATATATATTTACCAGAGGATTATGAATGTAAAGATTTATCAGACTACATAGCTAAATTTGGCAGAACAGAGGGATTGAAAACAATTATACAATTACAAATATGAGTAACAGAGAAGTAGGAAATTTTAGATATAAAACCAATAAAGAAGTTAGACGTAAGATAGATAGAATTCTACATGACACTGTAATTATGTTTGCCAACCTGGGTACTGGTACGCCATTAGACGTAGGTAGTAAAGAAGAGGCAAAGAGATTAGAAGTAGACATGCTAGATAAAATTAAAGATATTGACGAAGACTTTTACCACGACAGGCTTAAGATACAACGCAGTGAAGAGAAGAACGAAACAAACCAAGAACAAGAAAGTTAGGAACGCCGTTTCTAAAGTATATAAAGGAATCAAGTTTAGATCTAAGCTTGAGTTATTTACGTACAAGAAATTAGAAGAGGCAGGAATAAAATCTTTATATGAAAAGAAGAAGTATGTTCTTATGGAAGGGTTTCGCTTTGAACAAGAGAGTATTGAGCCAAGTAACAAGAAAGCTACAAAAGGAGAGTATATAAATAATGCTGACAAGGTCAGAGATATTACGTATACACCAGATTTTGTAGACCCTAATGGTAAATGGATTATAGAAGTCAAAGGCTTTGCTAACGACGTCTTTCCTTTAAAATGGAAACTGTTTAAAAATCACCTACAACAGACAGGCAACCCGCCTGTATTATACCTACCTAAGAATCAAGGTCAGGTAATCAAAACAATCGAACTAATTAAACAACTTTAATTTATGGAATACACAGAAGAATTGCTCCTCCGTCTGGATGGGCTTGGGATTACTATGTCTAGTGGTCCCGTGGACACTCTTCGTCAGCTAGATCAGCTGTACGAAAGTACAAGGTATAATACATTTGGATACCTTGAGGACTTGGAAAAGTTTGATAGAATCTTTGAGCCTGTATATGGTTTAGAGTTCTTTATACTAGTTAGAGATGTACGCAGGCAATTTAAAAGAGAGCTTGAGTTTTATGAGCTAGCAGTAGATTTAAGAGAGATACACGAACAAACTAAAATTAATAAACATGAGTATAAAAACGATTGACAAACAGATCAAGGGATCTGAAGGTCTAGCAAAGAAGATTAACAAAGGCGCAGAGAAGATGGTCTTTGACATCTTACAATCAACACAGTATTCTACACCTATCCCGTCTACCGTACGTGAGTTGGCTACCAATGGTGCTGACGCACAGCGTGAGAAAGAGATGGCTATAGAAATACTAACTGGTAAAGCTAATGTAGAAGACTATTATATTGAGCGCCACGGCGAACAGTACAGTGATAGTAACTTTGATATTAGCTATTACAGCCTGGATCATTTAGATGCAGAGAACAACGACGTACTAATTACATACAAAGAGAACGAAGGAACGGGCTATTGTGATGTAGTTAGTATCACTGACCATGGTATTGGTATTGGTGAGCGTCGTCTTGAAGGCGTGCTTGAGCTTGGTTATTCAACTAAGCGTAATACAGCTGAGAACTTTGGCGCATTTGGCCTTGGGGCTAAGGTTGCATTGTCTACTGGTGTAGATTTCTATACTATAGAGACTGTACATAATGGTAAGAGGTTCAAAATGAACTGTTACAATTACAAGACAGACTTTATTATACCTGCGTTTAACCCAGAAGCGGGCCAAGCTAATCCACATGTTGTACTTAGCGATGGAACGAAAGTGCACTATGTACCTACTGATGCTATGAATGGTACTACAGTATCATTTGGTGTAAAGAAGCATCACAGGCGTGACTACCGTGAGGCAGTTGAAGAGCAGTTGATGTATATGCCTAACATCAGGTTTATACGTATTTCAGAGGATGATTATAAAAGGGAAGAGAGCATTCACCCGAATGTGATGCACAACTCTGACAACTTAATTATCTCAGATACATATTTGTTTAGTAAACCGCACATTGTATTGACTAAAGATGTAGGCGCACCAACCGGTGTTAACTATGGCTTTGTTGATTTTCGTGAGTTGGAGATGCAACAGATGTGGGGACCAATTGCTTTTAAATGTCCTGCAAGACAGGTAATCAATGACCCAGAAACTGGTGAAGAGATTGTATTGCAAGAGGGTGTAGATGTTACGCCGTCACGTGAGAAAGTGATATGGAATGAGAACACTAAAGCATACATCAAGTCTGTTATCATAGCAGCGGCTGACGAAGCTACTGATATTGTACAAGACGAGCTTAAGCAAACAGACTTTGTGGCCTGGCTACTAGCTTGCAAGCAAGTCTTAACTAAAGCTGATAGCGGCAGTGTACTAGGTAGACTATCTAACATCATTGATCAGGAGGCGCTCAAACCTAAGTTTGGCCCAGACCCAAGACTTAAGAATGAATCTGTAAAGAAGCTATTCGCAGGCATGAAGGTTGAGGTTATAACTAAAGTTAGAGACTACAGAAACGGTGAAGATATTATTGATAGAAGTGCTATTGAGAACTACAGCCAATTGAGAGATAATAATATCTTTATAATGGGCGAAGAGAATCATAGCAAGTACAAAGATATGTATCTTATACACGAGTGTAATGGTCCTATTATTTGTATTAAGTCTGCAGAGTTTAGCTCTGGCCTTACTCTTGACTCTGCTGAGAACAAGAAAAGACATGCTAGGCGTATAGCTAAACGTGCTAGAGTTCTTGAGCTAATTACTGAGTCTACTCATAGTCGTAACTACGATGACATAGAAGTAGCTGAAGATTGGCTAGAAGAATACAAGGATGAGATTGCTAAAGCTAAGGAGATTGCACAGTTTGAGAACATTACACCAGCTGAACGTCGTAAGATAGAAGAGCGTATGGTTGCATACACTTTTAGATACAACGAAAAACACTGGCATAGTTCAGGTAGTGATAATCGCTATATCAGAGATAAGATTGAGCCAAAGGTAAAAGATCTTATGCAGACTCAGCGTAC